ATGACCTCGTGAATGACTCTCGACGCCCCCCCGTCTTGGCCGGGGCGGCGGATGTCCACCATCTCGCCCGGCGTGGCGCGGAAGGCGACCAACGAACTATCGATGCCGCCGGAACCGCCGACCGTGAACGATCCCCCCGTCTTGAAGCCGGGCAGTTTGCTGAACCAGTTGCCGACGCTGGAGAAGATGTTGCCCAGGTTTAAGCCGCCAGATCCGCCACCACCGGCGTTGAAGATCGAACGTCCGACAGACCTCAGCGCGTCGTTCATCACGTTACCGAAGACCGCTCGCAGCACGCCCTGCCAGTCGCCTCGCAGCGCGCTCTCAATGCCATAGGCAAAGGAGTCGGCGAACCGCTCCCTGCTATCGTGGATGGCTTGGTTCATCCGATCAACAGCGTCGTTGATAGCCTTCACGCCCGGCAGATCGCCCAGCGGGGTCAGGCGCGGCGCGTCAGGCGTCGTCATGCCTTCAGCGTCGAGCCCGCCGCTATCTCTCGCAAACTCAGCCGCGAGCCGACGTCGAAAATCAGCAATCACTTCCGGGGCGAACCGACCAGACTTGGCAGCCTCGTCCAGAGCTGCGCTTTCCTCGGCGAACGCGAGATTGATCTTCTCACGTTCGGTCATCAGTCCGCGCATGATGCCCTGCACGCGGCGGCGCAGGTCTTCGAAGGCGTCGCCAGCCTTCTTCGTCGCGCGCTCCGCCGGGTCGACCAGCGTTTCCTGCAGCTTGGCCATCCAGTCACCGACCTCAGTGACCATGTCCGGAATGTCTGAGTTGCCGACGACGCGGATATAGAGGTTATGGAAGGCGTCACCGACCTGCTTCACGCGGTCGATCACCCACTTCATCGTGTCGCCCAGTCGGCCCAGCAGCCAGTTGCGAACGCCCTCTGCCATCATGCGCATCGCCTCGACGGCGCGCGGTCCGATGTCTGCAAACGCCTTGCCGAGGTTCTGCGCGAGATTGGAGACGAGCCGCTTCGCGCCTTCCCAGGCGCCGGCGAAGTCGCCCGTAAGCAGGTCGCCCAGAACGCTCAGGCTGTCGCCGATCAACTGAAGCCCGGCCGTGACCAGTCGAACGAAAAGGGTCAGCGCTCGAATGGCGACTTCACCGAAGACCGACGCATAGAGCGTCGCGAACTGGACGAGGGTCTGCCCGACTTCACTGTTGAGAACGGTGTCGAAGGCCGTGCCCAGGTCGCTCAACAGACCGCCGACCGTCTTGAACAAGTCCCCCAGCGCCGGGCCCAGCGTCTTCTGAGCCACCGACCAGAGGTTCTGGAGAACCGGGATAATCTGATCCTTGAACTTCAGGAAGGCGGCCACGGCGACCGCCACGGCGGCGCCAACGGCGAGAAGGATGGGCGCGAGGGGGGCGAGAACAGCCAGGAGGCCCGCACCGCCGAAGGCCGCTGTGATGGTGCCCACCGCGCTGATCAGCGAACCGATGACCATCAGCACCGGGCCGATGGCCGCTGCGATAGCTGCGAACACCAGACCGACTTGCAGCAGAACCGGGTTCGCGGCGGCGATCTTCTCCATGATCCCCGCGATGCCCTGCACCACCTTGCCGACAGTCTCGAGCAACCCGCTGTTGCCAATAGCGATGGCCAGTTCTTCGAACGCGCCGCCGAGCTGCTCCAGCTGACCGTTCAGGCCCTCCATCCGCTTGGCGGACTGAGCAGCCGCGTCAGTGGCCGCGATCTTGGCCGCGATCTTGTCCAGGCCGTCGGCGCCCTGATCCATCAGGGCGATGGCCGTCCGCATGGAGTCCGTGCCGAAGATGCGGCTCAGAACCTGCGTCTTCGCCTGATCGGAAAGCCCGCCCAGCTTGTCCTGAAGCATCTGGGCGATATCGGCCATCGGCCGCATGTTTCCGGCTGCGTCGTGGAAGGTCAGGCCATACTGGGCCATCATTTCCGCCGCCTGCTTCGTCGTCGGGACCATCCTCTGCAGGAAGGTCTTGAACGACGTGCCCGCGTCAGAGCCCGACGCGAAGAGCGGGCTGGTAGCGGCCAGGACCGTGTTGAAATCCTCGAACGTCACGCCGAGGTTAGCCGCGACGCCGCCCGCCTGACCGATGGCGAGCGTGAAGTCGGAGAAGTCGAGCTTACTCTCGTTCACCGCGCCGGTGATGCCGTTAACGATGCGCGGCAGGTCTTCGACGGTCAGCTTGAACTGCGCCATGCTGTCCGTGATCGCCGCCGCTGCGGGATCGAGTTCGGTCCCGGCGGCGGCGGCCAGATCCACCGCCGCGCGCGCCGCGCCGCCGAGGATGTCTTCGACCGAGACGCCCGACTTGGCCAGCATGTCGATGGCGTCGGCTGCGGTGCTGGCGCTGAAGACCGTCTCCCGTCCGATCTCACGGGCCAGATCGGTCAGCTGCTTGAAGGTTTCTCCCGTCGCGCCCGTCGAGATAGACACGCGGTTCATGGCGGTCTCGAAGTCCGCCGCGGTCTTCGTGACGGCGAGGCCCAGCCCGACAATCGGCAGTGTCAGGGCGGTCGACATGGTCTTGCCCACGTCGCTGATCTGCTGGCCGATCTTCTGGAACTCGCGACCCGCCTTGCGCAGTTCCTTCTGCGCTCGCGTCAGCCCTCCCTCAAACTCGGCGGCGTCCAGCCCCAGGACGACCTTAAGCGCGCCGATAGTCGCTGCGGACATAGGCCCTCCTTGCGGACAACGGCCGCCTGAGTCTGAATGGGGGAATGAAAACGATGCTCTTCGCGGCTGTGATCGCCGCCACTTCCGCGCCGTCTGCTGATCAACTGGCTGCGGTTCGAGACGCGCTCGACGCCCGATTGCTCGACTATCCGTCAGCCCGATTTCGAGAGGTGACGGCCGACGACGCTGTCGTGTGCGGTAAGGTCAACGCCAAGAACAGGGCCGGCGCTTTCACGGGATGGGTCCGCTTTGGAGCGTTCTATGCCGACGGAAAAGCGACCGTTTACATCGACGATGCCGAGCGGCCGCCGCTGCTTCTCGATCTCTATTGTGGCGAGAGCCGAGTGCCGAAGTCACCCGATTACTCCGACCGCCTGACGCACCGATAGGGCCGGCCAACGGCCAGCCCCATCATTGTGACGCCTTCGCTCGCATTGCGGCGAAGACGCCCTTCATCTGTTCAGCCGACTGGATGACCGCCTGAACGCGTTCGCCAAGCAGTTCCTGATAGGTCGGCATCTTCTTGATCCGGCCCAGAGCGGCCGTGTGCCAGGCCGCCCAAGCGACCTCGCGGTGCGCCTGCTCCTGAAGGTCGTGGAACGCCTCCAGCGCGAGCGCGAGCGTGCGGGGCGTCTGTCGCCAGAACTCGGCGTCAGATCGCCCCGTCCGGAACCACGCCCTTAGGCTTCGGTCCCAGTCCCACGCTTCTCCGGGCCCCTCCGAGGGGAGCCCTTGGGCTTCCCCTGCTCGGCCGTCGGGAACGCCGCCTTGAGGCTCTCGCCCATCTTCTTGGCCGCTTCGCCAATGCCGATGGCGTGGACAATGTCACCCGCCTCGATCTCGCTCAGGTCGGGGTGGTGGCGCTGGAAGCCGACATGGAAGATGCGACGGATGCTCTTGAGCCCCTCGATCTTCGCCGTGCCGTTCATGATGCCGGGGAAGTCGTCCTCCAGCTCACAGAGGGCGTTCAGATCGAGCAGCAGAATGAAATTTCCGGCCAGCGGCCCGTCCTTCACATCGATGTCGATCTCGCCCTTAATCCGGTTGCTCATGCCTTACGCTCCCGCCTCGGTGTAGACGGGCAGGCCCGAGACCTTCATCGGCAGGCTGAACCGACGGACGCTGTCGACCTCGATGGGCTCGCCCGGCTTGCCGGTGACGATGGCGTTGAAGTCCTCGGTGGCGCCGTCCGGATAGTCGATCCGGAAGCCCTGGACGTCGTCTTCAAGGAACAGTGCCGACGCCTTGGCGTAGGCCGCATCGGTCCAGTTGAACATGACGGTCACCTCGCCGCCATCCCGCAGGGTGCCGATGAACTCGCGCGTTCCGTTCGGCGACTTCAGGTGGGTGGTGTCCGCCGTTTCACGGGTCGGGTTCGGCGGCGTGATCGAGACGGCTTCACCGATCTCAGCGTAGACGGCAGGCGTGACGCCGGCCGCGGACGTGCGATGCGAGAAAGACGACCCAAGGCCGATAGTGGCTTCGGATGCTGCCATAGTGATCGGCCCTCCTTAGGCCGGGCTGAAGGACACCCGGACGTCAGTCCGGGTGCGGAAAAGGGTGTTGGGCGCCTCGCCGAACGAGCCGCGCTCCTCATCGAGGATCACGCAGCCCTGGAACTTCACGCCGTCGATGATCTGTCCGGTGGCGGGCAGGGCCGCCTTGAAGGCTTCGCCGATGGCCTTGGCGGACAGGAAGGTTGTTCCCCAGCCGTCGCCCTGAACGCGCGCCATGACCAAGCCGCTGGGGCCGCCCAGGTGCCAGTCTGGCGGGCCGTCGATCAGATGCAGCGCAAGGCTGGGCGCGCCCTCGCGCACGGCCCACTGGATGCGGTCGTTGACCAGCGCGGCCAGAGCCGCGTTAGCCGCGAGGTGGCCGCGTAGAGCTTCCTCCATGCTTCACCTCTTCGCCTTCATCGCTCGGCGCTGCGCGCGCTGGCGGGACTTGTCGATTTCGTTCGCGAGCGCGTCCTTGGTGCGCTCCAGCGTTGGACGCTCCTCGCGATCCCAGGTCGGCCGAGCGTAGGGCTGCGGGCCGTGATGCTCGTTGCCGAACTCCTGTTGCGTCGCCTGCGGCGGCATCCCCCCACCCACGACCGAAACGCCGGCGTAGATCTCGACCGTGCTGCTGTCGGGGAAATGCTTCTTCGCGCCCTTCTGGCGCTTGGTCCCGACGTCGATGGCTTCGACCAGATCCTCGAGACGCTTGGGCGCCTTCCCCTTCATGCCGTCGGCGACGGGGCGCAGCGCCTCAAGGCCGGTGCGGC